CCGCATACATTTTGAGATGCGAGACAATCCAAGTCTGTCTGAGCAGATGATAGACAGATATGAGCGCATGTATAAGGGCGTGTTCTATGACAGGTTTATCAAGGGCTTATGGGTAGTCGCAAGCGGGATCATATTCCGATATCTTGCGGACAATGCAGAGCCCTATTTATTTGACCAGGATGAACTGTTGGATGAACGCGGTAAGATGAAACCGTTCAGCAAACTTGTGATGGGAATAGACTTTGGCGGTACCGGTTCCAAAACGACAATGGTCTTCATGGGATATATGAATGGATATAAGAGCCTGCGACTGTTGGAAGAAGATGGATTGCCTTTGACGGATGATATTGATGCACAAGCGATCTGCGACAGGTTTATATCGTTCTACCGCAGATGCATAGAAACATACAGAAGAGTGGATTGGGTATTCCCGGATAGCGCAAGCCCTACAATGATCAACTCATTAAGAGCAGCGGCCAGAAACGCAGGACTACGCTATGACAATATAAAAGGCTGCCGAAAGAATGAGATAACGGACAGACCAAGAACGATAGATATGTTGCTTAACTCTGGAAGACTTAAGCTGAGTCGGAACTGTACGCAGGTGATCAAGGCTCTTCAGACTATCCGTTGGGATGAAAAGAAGCCTGACATACCTGAAGACAAGAATATAGGCAACTGTAATGACTGGTATGACGCATTTAATTACACAATGCTAGATTTTATAGAGTTTATTGACCTAAACAGGTGAGAATTATGAAGGAATGTATAACATCATGCCTTGAGCAGAAAGGCTATCACGTCAATTCGAATGCACTGTCGATCATAGCTGAATGTGATGATTGGTATTGCAACCGTGAAATAAGCGATTTCCACACTCGGAGGAACATGAACAATGTGGAGATAAGCTTGAGCAGGCTTAACTTCGCCAAGAGATGCTGCGCGGATGATGCAAATCTCTGCGAAGTAGTATCTGTATCTCCGGAAGAAGGCAGCGCTTCTGTCGACTTCATAGAGGAGCTTATAAGAGATAACCGCTTTGATGTGATGTATCGTAAGCAGTTAGAGAAGGTATCAGCATCAGGGACAGTCGGAGCATATATCCGCCTGGACAATGCAACTCTGTATGATGACGGAAGCCTCAGAGACGGAGATATCGCAATCAATTATATTGATGCAGAGGGCGTGATCCCTTTGACTGTTGAAAATGATGATATCACGGAATGTGCTTTTGCCGGGGAAAACCTGACAGATGGAAAAAAGACATATACACTCGTGATATTCAAGAAGGATGAGAATGGGCTTTATTCCGCAGAGACACATATCTTCAATGATGGTGGAGCGGAGAACACGGAACAACAGAGCATAGTACAGTTGGGTGATGTAAAACCGTTTGCTATCATGAGAACCGCAGAGGTGAATAACCTCGACAATATGGATGGCTACGGGTTGCCCAAGATATATAACTGCATCCCGATGTTCAAGGCTTTGGATCTGTGCTACAACCTGTTGCATGGAGATCTTGATAAGTCGGATAAGCTGGTATTCTTAAACGAACTATTGGCTGATGTAGTAAGGGACGAGAGCGGAAAAGCGCAGCTGACCAAGCAACAGAAGAAACTCTTCATCCTGTTGGGAGAGAGCCTTCCAGATGAGAAGAGTCTAATCTACGAATACAATCCGACAATCAGAACCACGGAGATCACGGAAGCATTCGAGTTGGTGCTTTCATTGATCTCAATGCAGTTTGGATATGGCACCAAGAAGTACAGCTTCAAGGATGGACAGATACAAACGGCCACGGAGTATATAGGCGAGCGCCAGGATGAACTGCAGGAGCTTAATAAGCAGCGCAAGCAGGCCATTGATTATATATGCGATATCATTCATGCGGCCATGTGGTTCTCCAACACATTCAAGGGAACGAATTATGATGTCGAAGAGCCATTGTCCATAGAGTTTGATGACTCGTATATCGAGGACAAGATGTCGAGACTGGAATCAATGAGAACGGATGCGATCCAGTTCCCGGACATACCGTGGCTGACATTCGTGTACATCAAAGAGAAGTACAATCTGTCTGATGAGGATGCAGAAAAGTATATAAACGAGGGTAAGATGACCGAGGAAGAGCCTGAAGGGGTTGAATAATGCTTAGCAAGGAACAGATTGAAATACTGACAGATAAATATGTTACAAGTCTGTATGACGATCTGGAACGGGAAGTCATAGGTGATATAGCAAGGCGAGTTAGGAAGACGGAACGCTTCACGGAGACTGCCGAGCTTATGGCTCAGTCATTAAGAGAACAGGGCTATTCAACAGCGCGGATCCAAGCGGAAGTACATAAGAACCTGGATGCAGACAAAGCTTATCAAAAAGCCATAGCAGAGAATACCAGGGAATACAAGCAGGATGTCAAGAAACTCATTGAAGAGACAGAAGAGAAGGCATTAAAGGCCGGCGATATGTTGGTTGCGACTGCAGGCGATATGTCCTGGAACGATGACATGCAACTGTGGAAGAAGCATGATGTTGACCTTAAGAAGCCAAACGGTCTTAGTCAATTGTACAAGGCCATAGCCAAGCAGACGAATGATGAGCTTAAGAACCTGACACAATCATCCGGCTTTAAGAACACAGTACTTGGAACAACGGGCATATACAACGCATATCAGCGCACCATGGACCTTGCAATGGTAAAGGTATCCAGTGGTGCTTTTTCATATCAGCAGGCGGTCAGGGATTGCGTTGACCAGCTTGCAAAAAGTGGATTGAAGTCAATTGATTATGCTTCCGGAAGATCATATGCGCTTGATACTGCTGCCAGGATGTGCATACGGACCGGAGCGAATCAGCTATCCGGTAAGATACAGGAGATGAATCTTGCACAGACAGATACTCCGCTAGTATATGTTGATGCGCATGCAGGATCACGACCGGAGCATGCCGTATGGCAGGGGCAGGTATATGCATATAACCCTGACGGAATACTTAAGGATGGCTCAAAGGCTGGTGAAAAGTACGATGATTTCTTCAATGAAACGGATTATGGTTCACCTTCTGGTCTGATGGGCGTTAATTGCGCTCACCACTTCTACCCATATTGGGAAGGTGATCCGATACCGGAGTATCACGAGCCGGATCCCGTTGAGATAGACGGTAAGGAATATACATACTACGAAGCCACGCAGGAGATGCGCAGGCAAGAGCGTGATATCCGACAGACCAAGCGCGAGATTGAAGCCATGAAGAGCCTGGGTGAGGATACAACCGCTTTGCAGCGCAAGTTATCCAAGCAGGTGCAGGACTATAAGGGATTCAGTGCCAAGGCGAATATCAATCCGAGGAATTATGTGCTTGGGGTGCAGACTAAAAAAGTCAAATCTGATACAAGACAACTATCTGAAAGAGAAAGAGAATATGGTGTTAAGTACGGAAAAGATGCAATTATAGCTAATGAAGATTATTTAAGATCTGAAAGCTACAAGTCTAAGTATTCGCAAATAACAGACGATGCGAGGGTTAATGAAATTATATATGAATACGCTGTAAAAGCAATAATGGACAATAGCGGAACATATAAAGAAAGCTTATATTTATTAGATATAAGAGATGGCTCAGAGGTGGCATCAATAGATAAAGCCCAAGATAAAGTTGATAGTGGGATTCGCTATACGGATGAGTTTATTTCAAAACTGAATGAAGCAAACAGAAATAAAATCCCAACAATTTCAATTCATAACCATCCAGAAGGATATCCGCCAAGTCTTGATGACTTTAGCAAGAAAGCCGAAAACAATTATAGTATTTCAATTGCAGTAGGCGCTAACGGACAAGTATATATATATTATAATCCCAAGAATATCGTGTATGATACAAAAGTGTGCGATGCTATACATGATTCAATAGCCCTTGATATAAAACGCGGAATTGAAATTGATCGAGCATATTCAGAGGTTTACAAATCCCTTGGAGTAATGTACAATATCCTTAAAGAGAGGTGATGTATATGACAATGCTTAAAGATCGCCCTCGCGGTGAATACGATGGGTATTCATATAAGACCGCAAATGAAATGACACCAGCGGAAAGAGCGCAGGTTGAAAAGAAGGGTATTGAAGCAATAAAATACATAAAAAAAGAATTGGGGATTGATTTGTCTTATATTCTAAAGAGGGCATAAAAGGCAAGTTATTTGTTGATATTGTAATACCACCAAAAGAGCTATGGAGAAATCCAAGGCTCTTTTTTGTTGCGGAAAAAGCATACACACGGGGGCAGGTACCGTGATCCGCATTTCCCTACCGCAGAAAGCGCGGTTAATAAGTCATTTAAGGAGGAGAAAAATGAAGAACATTGAAACAATCTTAAAAGAAGCAGGTCTTGAAGTTACAGAAGACCAGATGAAGCAGATCAATGATGCGGTCAAAGAGAATTACAAGACTGTGAATGACTGGCAGAAACAGGTTGACAAGGTGGAAAACCTGCAGGGCTCGCTTGATGAGACCAAGAAATCGCTTGAGACGGCAACGGAATCACTTAAAAAACTCGAAGGAGTGGACGCTGAGGCTCTGAACAAGCAGATTGCAGATCTGACCAAGCAGCTTAAGGACAATGAAGCCGAGTATAACAACAAGATCGCGGAAAGAGATTTCAATGAACTTGTATCGAAGTCAATATCAGAAGCTAAGGGTAAGAACTCCAAGGCGATAATGGCATTGCTTGATCTTGATACCTTAAAGGAATCAAAGAATCAGAAGGATGACATCGATAAGGCTATCAAGGCTTTATCTGAAGCTGAGGACAGCAAGATGCTGTTTGGGGAGTCAGAACCCATTGGAACTATAGGGGCTATCGGTAAGATAACTACAGGCAAGAGCGGAGATGCATTCTTATCATCGATAAGAAGCGCCGCAGGATTAACAAACAAGGAGAAAGACAATGGCTAATTCAATCGCTTTATTTAAGCAGTACATCGCTGGCGTTCTCGATGAAGTCTATAAGAACGCATCACTCACATCAGTGCTTGACGGTGCTAATGAGCTCGTTCAGCAGGGTGCAAACGCTAATGAGATCGTGATTCCTAAGATGAGCATGGACGGTCTTGGAGATTATTCTAAGAGCGCAGGCTATGTCAATGGTGACGTTACACTCACAATGGAAACTGTAGCATGTAACTTCGATCGTGGTCGTATGTTCCAGGTTGACAACATGGACAACATTGAGACTGCAGGAGTAGCATTCGGAAGACTCGCAGGTGAGTTTATCCGTACCAAGGTTGTTCCCGAGCTTGATGCATTCAGATTTGCATCATATGCAGGAATATCAGGCATAAGCACAGTTGACGCTGCAGCCCTTTCAACCGGTACAAACGCTATAGCTGCTATCGCAACTGCTTACGACACAATGACCGATGATGAAGTTCCTGAGGCTGACAGATATCTCTTCGTAACACCTACTATCTACGGTCTTATCAGAGATCTTGATACAACCAAGTCAAAGGAAGTACTTGCAGGTTTCGCAGGTATAGTTAAGGTTCCTCAGAGCCGTTTCTATACAGCTATTGATCAGAACGATGGTACAACTTCAGGCGAAGAGGCTGGTGGCTATGCTAAGGCAGACGGTGCTAAGAACATCAACTTCATGATCATACACAAGCCTGCAGTGATCCAGTTCGAGAAGCATGTTGCTCCTAAGATCGTTACTCCTGAGCAGAATCAGAATGCTGATGCTTGGAAGTTCGGCTATCGTAATGTTGGTATCGCTGATGCTTATGACAACAAGGTTAAGGGCATCTACCTGCATAAGAGCAACTCATAAGGAGGTATAACCATGCAGATGAAGTATTCCGGGGGTTGGACCCTCGATGATCTTAATGATCACATTTCAGTAGCTGTGGATACGGAGCTTGCGGAAGAGCATAAGCGCCCGTTCCTGGGTGTGAAGCTTACTGCAGCATCTAAGAAGGTCACACTTGGCCTTGATGACGGTGACATGATGATCCTCGTCAATGAGGGTTCAAACGCATTCACTGTTAAGAATGTTGCAGGCGACACAGGTACAAGCGTTGCTGCAGGATCAGTAGTTCTTGTTGTGGCTTCTACTACAGCAGATGCTTCTACGGTTGTAGCACTTTATACACCTTCACTGTAAGGGGGTACGCTATGGCTAGAACAATTGGATGGATAGATTCTGAAGTAAAAAAGCCGGAGCAGGTGAAGGAGCCTGTTCCGGAAGTAAAGGCTACAGAAGAACCC